TTGGGCTAGACGAAGAATTTTTAATGACTAATCTGTTTGATATCATTATGAATGCAGATAGATATGGTGATAAGAAAGCTGCAATAGAGATGGCTTGTAAACTTAGAGGAATGTTTCCAAAAGAAAAACAAACTGGAGCTCTTGCTATTATGCAAGAAGTTAGAGGTTTTACAAGACAAGAGATAGAAGAGTTTCAAAAACCATCATTAGAAGTTCCAAATCCTAAAGATTCTAGTGATGACAATTGATTGGAGTAAATATAATGACAAAACCCCTGATGGAGAATTGGCTGATAAGACTATTAAGTATTGCATCGTATGTAATAGGTGTTATGATACTAGGTATTATAAAGATGTTATCGACCCTACTGAAGTCATATACTACGATGATTTCCCAACATATGGAAAAGAGAAACAAACCTGTAAAAACTGTAAAGAGGGACAGGTATGACGATGTCGGATGGTGTTGATAATTTTAATATCATACCACCACAATCTGTTTTAGCAGAAAGAGATAAGGTATTACAAAGATCTTATAAAGATCTTATCTTTTTTGGTAAAGCATTTTTACCTAATGATTTTTTAAATAAGAGTGATTCACCACAATTTCACTATGAAATAGGCAGAAAACTTATATCTACTCAAGCAGGACAAAGAATTTGTATTATATTACCAAGAGGTTTTGGTAAAAGTATTCTATCTAAATCAGCTATTATGCATAAACTATGCTTTAGTGCAGAAGATGAACAACATTTCTTTGCTTGGGTATCAGAAGAACAAGGGCAATCTATTGACCATATTAAATATATTCGTGCACATTTTGAAGATAATAAGATGATTAAATATTATTTTGGTAATATGGATGGTGGAACTATGGGTAAACGCTGGACAGAAAAAGATTTAGTTACTACTCGTGGTGATAGAATAATAGCAAAAGGTACAAGTCAAAGACTAAGAGGTAGAGCAGAAGTAGATGTAAGATATACTGGTATTATCTTAGATGACTTTGAATCAGAACTCAATACTAAAACACCTGAAAGAAGAGCTGATATTAAAAAATGGGTAGTATCAACAGTATATCCTGCATTAGAAGAAAGCCCTGGAAGAGAAGGTTGGATATGGTTATCAGGAACTATTGTACATTTTGACAGTTTTTTACAAACTACTTGTGATGGTTATAACAAAGCAAAACAAAATAATACAAGTTATCCTTGGGATGTTACATTTAAAAGAGCAATACAAGATGAAAAGCCTATATGGAAAGAACAATTCCCTTTATCTAAACTAAAACAAAAGAAACAAGAGTTTATAGAAGCAGGTCTTGTAAACAAGTTTGCACAAGAATACATGAATGATGCAAGAGATGTTAGTTCTGCAGCATTTAAAATAGATCGTGTTCAAAACCATAACTTTGATTTTAAAGAAAAAGGTAAGTTTACTTATTTAACAGGTAAAGATGAAGCTATCCCTGTAAATGTATACATAGGTGTAGACTTAGCAGCAACTGCATCTGAAACATCTGACTATCAAGTTATAATGGTTATGGCAATAGATGCAGAGAAAAATAGATATGTATTAGAATATTTTAGAGAAAGAATACCAACTTTTGATATGCCTATGAAAATAGTAGAGATGGCAAAGAAATATAATCCAGTAAGAAGGGTAACTATTGAAACGGTAGCTGCACAAGAAATGGTAAGAGATATGGTAGAAAGAATATCTTTTACAGATAGAAAGTTATTACCAGGAATATTTAAGGGTGTGAAGCCACCACATGGTATAAATAAACAAGATAGACTTGAAACTTGTTTAGGTCCAATAGTAAATAGTAAAAAATTATATATACGAAAAGAAATGAGTGAACTTATTGATGAGTTGTTTGAACATCCTAAACCAAAAAATGATGACTTGATGGACGGTTTGTATTATGCAGATTATTTTGCAAGACCACCTAAAAGTGAAAAAATAGACTTATCAGATTTTAATTCTAATAAACCAACTAAAGTAAAAAGAAAGAGGAGGACTGGGTACAATTGGCTAACTGGTAGTAGAAACTAAACTTATGGTTTAAGTTAACATTGAAACCTTTTTAAATTTACCCAATAAATTATGCCTAAATTTAGCAGAAAATCTTTATCAAAACTTGAGACCTGTGATAAGCGTTTACAGGATCTTTTTTTAACAGTCGTTAAAAAATTTGATTGTACCATTCTTGAAGGTCATAGAAGTAAAGATAGACAAAACAAGTTATTTGATGAGGGTAAATCAAAACTTAAATACCCTAAAGGCAAACACAATTCATTACCTAGTAAAGCAGTAGATGTAGCACCTTATCCAATTGATTGGAATGATAGAGAAAGGTTTACATATTTTGCTGGATATGTTATAGGTATAGCATATCAAATGGGTTTAAAGATAAGATGGGGTGGAGATTGGGATATGGATACTCAAGTAAAAGATAATAACTTTGATGATTTACCACATTTTGAAATAAAAGAATAATGCAAAGACAAACATTAAAACCATTTCCACAAGAACCTAATACAGATACTGTACCAGCAATGCTAACTCCTGGTGAGTTTGTTATTAGAAAAGATGCAGTAGATGAAATAGGTGTAGATAAATTAAATTTAATGAACAATATAGATAGACTCAGTAGGTTATCATCTTTAATGGAATATAGACCTTCAGGGTATCAAGAAGGTGGAGAAGTTATGTTAAAAACAAATAAAGAAAATTTACCAAACCCTGGTCTAAAAGCCTTGTTTGATTCTGGTGCTAAAGGAAAAGAAGCATTAGAAAACATGGGTTTTCAACAAGGTGGAACAGTAATGGATTATTATGGTGGTGGTATGGTAAAAAGATATGAAGGTGGAGGAAAAGTTGTTTCCGAAACTTTAGATGTCTTTGGAGATAAATCATCTGCAGCAGACGAACTAAACGCACTTATGACATTAAGGGCAATGAGAATGCATGAAGGTGGTATGGTTCCTCAAAGAATGGGACAAGCAATGCCACAACCTATGGGACAAGCAATGCCACAACCTATGGGACAAAGTGCACCACAACCAATGTTACAATCTAGAGCTGCAAATATGCCACAAGCAATGGCTCAAGGAGTAGGACAACCAAGAACTGCAAGGAAAGCTGGTGTTAACCGTTCTTTTGGTTTTCAACAAGGTGGTATGGTTCCTGGAATGATACCCCCACAAATGCCAGGAGTAAGTTTACCTCCAGCAGGTATGATGATGCAAGAAGGTGGTATGGTTGAGCAGCCAATGCCACAAGGAGAACCTATGGGAATGGATATGCCACCAATGCCTACAGGGGAAAGAGCTTTTCCTGCATCTAGCCCTATGGAACAATTAGATTTAAAACCTAATGAAATGATGGCATATGAACAATATGGACCAGATACTTTTAGATATATGGCAACAAAATTTAAACCACAGTCAGAGTTTACAGAATACGATGCTTTGGTAGATGCTGGTCTTATAGATCCTTATGAAACTTCAGAAAATGACTTTCGATCTATGACAAAAGATATGGCAAATAGTTTAAGAGGTATGGATGGAGTTTGATCCTAGAGCACAAACCAACCAAGACCTTTTTAGAAGATGGAGAGATGCTAGAAGGGAATGGGATACTGAAGCTCGTAAAGATATTGATTTTTATTTAGGCAATCACTTTACAGATGATGAGTCTACAGAGCTTCAAAGCAGAAATCAAGCAGATGTTCCTATGGATAGGATATCACCTGCTGTAGAAAAATTAAAAGCAACTTTAACTTCAAGACCTCCAGTTTTTACAATTACACCTAGAGAAGACTCAGATGTTAAAATAGCAAGCGTGTGGAGAACCATCATGGGTTATATGTGGGAAAACTCTATGGGTGATATGCAAATGAAACAAGCAATACATGATTATGCAGTTTCAGGTTTAGGGTATTTATATGTATATATTGATGGTGAAGCTGATTTTGGTAGAGGAAATGTAAAGTTTAAAAATATAAATCCTTTCAGGGTTTACACACCTCCAACTACTAGAGACAGGTTTTTGGTAGACTCTGAAAGTGTAATCTTATCAACAATATTAAACAAAGAACAAGTTTTAGGTTTATATCCAGAATTAGGTCCAATAACAGATCCTATAACAGGAGAACAAACAAAAGGGATAATAGAGAAGATTTCAACTATATCTTATGTAGATGAAGATTATCCCAATGCACAAAATAAAAACTCTATGTCTACTTTTACACCATCAGATACAGATAATTTAGATTATAGAGATTATGCAAGGTATCAAATACTAGAAAGATATTTTAAAGTTAAGGTTATTTTTTATAGAGTATTAGATACTGCTACAGGACAAGAATTTATTTTTAATGAAAATGATATGTCTAGGTTTATGGAAAACCCAGATAACCAAGAAAATATTGAAAATGGTGTTATACAAATAGTTCAAGTACCTCAAACAAGAGTTAAAGTTTGTGCTACTATGGGTGAAGTTGTATTATATGAATCTATTTTAAATACAGATATATATCCTATTATAGCCATGCCTAACATTTGGACAGAAAGTCCATATCCTAAATCAGATGTATCAAGGGCTAGACCTATGCAAAGGTTATTAAATAAATTATGGTCATTAGCTTTATCTCATGCACAAGCATCAGCAGGATTAAAACTGTTAGTTCCTTTAGGTAGTGTGGAAGATTTAAATCAATTAGAAAAAGATTGGGCAAATCCAAATGCAGTTATAGAAGTAGACTCAACACAAGGTGAGCCACACTTTCCTGCACCTCAACCACTATCAGGTGAGTTTTATAGACTGATACAACAATGTGAGTTTTACATTGATTTTATATTTGGTTTGCCTGAAATGTTACATGGTTTTGCAGAAAAAGCACCAGAAACTGTTAGAGGTACAGAAAATATGATGGCATTAGGTCAACAAAGACCTAAATCTAAATTAAGAGATATAGAGTTTAGTGTTAACAGATTGGGTAAAGTATTATATAATTTTGCAAAAGGACATTATACTTTTCAAAAATTATTTAGAATAGCACAACCAAACAATGATTTAACAGAAGCAATGGTAAATGTTTATGATAATAAAACACAACCTATATTAGATATTGCAAAAGATAGATATAAACTAGATCAACACGATGTAAAGATAGAATCAGGTTCAACATTACCAACAAGTAAATGGGCAGAGCTTGGTGTTTACATGGAGTCATATAAGATGGGTCTTATTGATAAAGTAGAAGTGTTAAAGAAAAACCCAGAGATTTTTGACAAGGAGGGAATCTTGAGAAGAACAGATGAAAGACAACAATTAGTTTCACAACTACAAGCCCTTTCTGGTCAAGTAAAGAAATTGCAGGGAGACTTGCAAACTGCTGAAAGAGAATCTGTGGCTGACAGAAAAAGAGTTGCTGTTGAAAAAACAAAAACTCGTTTGGCTGAGATAGCTGCAAAATCTGAAGCAGATAGAAGAGTGGAATCCAATAGAATGCAAAATAAGGTAAGGCTCGAAGCAGAGAGATTAAGACGAGAAGCAGAACGGATTAGTCAGGCTCTAAAGGCTTAGAGATATCTTAGGAAGGAGAAAATGAAGTGGAAACCAAAAATGATGGATTAGATGTGGTAAAAGATACGGTAGCAGCTCAAGAACCAGAAACATCAACTATGGAACAACCTGAACAAACTATGGAGCAACCAATATCAGAAAATACTGATTGGCAAGCTGAAGCTAAAAAGTTTCAATCTATGCATGACAGAGTTCAAGCAGAGAATGCAAGATTAGCACAGTTAAAACCAATTGGAGACCTTTTGGAAAAAAGACCTGATATTACACAAACCATAGAACAAATGATTGTTGACCCAAATGGTGGTTCAAAGAAACAAGAGACTTCAGTAGATGAAAGTGAATTTAATCCATGGGATGCCTATTATAAACCTGACTCACCATCTTATAAATTTCGTAGAAAAAAAGAAGAGGAAGTAGTTTCCGATGCCATGGCTAAAGTACGAAATGAATTTGCTGAGAGGGAACAACAGGCACAACAGAGACAATTCCTAAACCAAACTGTAAGTGATTTAAGAACAAAACATAAAATGAGTGATAATGAAATATCAGAATTTTTAGATTGGTCTAATCAACCGAAAGAAGCAGTTGGTATAGGTAACTTAGTGAAGCTATTTAAAGATGTTAAAGGTAATAGAAACCAAACCCAAAACTCAATTGACGCTGTCAAAGCAAATCAGCAAACACCTCAATCAGCAGGAGTCCTTCAAGGACAAGCACCTGTAGAAAAGAGTGATACTGATACTGCATTCGAAAGGGTATTAGGTGCTTCTGGTGCTGGAAAACTTCCTTTAGCTTCCGTAAAATAATAAACCGAATAGGAGCATATAAATGGCAATTACAACAGGAACAAAGCTATCAAGCGATATTACTGCTGCTGCCACTAGTGCTGGTGTTGGACAAGCCCCTGATAGAAGACGGTTATACGACTTCTCCGATAGGGTTGCAGAGTTAACTCCAGAAGAAACACCATTTTTTACATACTTAAGCAATGTATCAAAAGAGCCAACTGATGACCCAGTCTTCAGATACCTTGAGAATAGATCTAAGATTGATTTCTCAAACAGATCTTTTTTACTTGCTGCTGATGTAAATAGTGGGTCTGCTGTGAGTGCTGGAACATCTTATTCTTTTTCCGTAGATACTGCTGGTGGAGCAAGTGTAGACTTCCTTATTAAAGGTATGGTCTTTGCTGTTTCTACTGTTGACAGTACAGCAGGATATGCACAAACATTAGTTCGTGTAGATAGTGCTGTTACTGACCAAGGTAGCACATCAAGTTTTACAGGAAAAATCATTGATGTTTCAAACTCTAATGTAAGTGGTTACAATGTATTATCAGATAATGATACTGCACAAATTGTAGGTACTTCATTTGCAGAAGGTACAGGTGGACCTGATGCATTTTCAAGTGAAATTGAAGATGACTTCGGATTTACTCAAATCTTTAAAACTGCAGCAGAAATGTCTAATACTGCTATGGCTACTCGTTTTCGTGGATACGGATATGAGTGGGATAGAATTTGGGCTCTAAAACTTCGTGAACATAAAGTAGACATTGAAAGAGCTATGTTGTTTGGACAAAAAGCTCGTGTAGGTGGCATTCAGTATACTGAGGGTGTTGTAGGACACATTGTAAAAAATGCAAATCCAACAACTGACAATTCAGCTTTCAGTTATACATCTGGAACTCCATACTACAGGTCTTCTACTACAGCAGAATTAACCTATGATAGGTTCTTATCTGACCTCGAAGTTATTTTTGACCCAGCACGAGGTGGTTCAGGCGAAAAACTAGGAATGGCAGGATTACCAGTTATCACACAATTAAATAAAATTGGTGATGGTGGTTTTCTTGATGTTACTACAGCAAGCACACAAGTACAACTTCAATCACCATTAAAAGAAATGAATGGTGCATTTGGACATAAAGTAATGATGTTAGACACAATACATGGAAGTATTCAATTCATTAAACAACCATTGTTTAGAGGAATTGCTTCTGGTATGTTAGCATTAGTGGATATGGGAAATATCTTTTACAGACCATTGGTAGGTAATGGAATGAACAGAGACACACAAATTATGACTGATGTTCAAAGTGCAGATGAAGACCTCAGAAAAGACATAGTCTTGACTGAAGCAGGTCTTGAAGTTGCTTTACCAGAAACTCACGCATTGTATAATGTGGAGGGCTTATAATATGGCTAGAGCAAGTGTATTAGAACCAAATAGTGGTAATTTCGGTGGTGTAAGTCAAGATGTTGTTTTCTTACCAGATGCAGCAGCTATAACATTAGCAAAAAGTGATAGTGGCAAAATTCATGTTTGCCCTGACTTAACAGCAGATGCAACAATCTCTCTTCCTTCTGAAGAAAGAGGACTTGCATATGAGTTATGGTATGGTGGTACTGCAGCAGACGCACAAGATTGGATAATTACAAGTGGAGATGACACTAATTTTTTTATTGGTGGTTTAGTCCAGCATGATACTGATGACGGTGGTGATGATACCA